GGAAGCACAAAGGAAAGGGGATCGACACGGATTGCCTGCTGTTGAGTTCTATCTAGAAAACAAAGAGCAAATGGACGCGGGGGTGGAACTGCTTGCAGACAACTACAAAGCGATCTTTCTTAAAGACGGAACCCAAGTTGTTCATTCTGCCGTTCAGGAAGTCTATAACAAGATTTCCGATACTAATCTGGCAGCATTCAAAACCGAGTACCAGAACGATCCTCCAATTGAATCAGGGCCTCAAGGTAGTGGGCTTGATGTTGCCACCATCACATCGAGAACAGGCAACTACGGGCAGGGCGAGTTACCGGACACAACTCGCGTTCGAACGGTAGCGATCGACCTTGGCAACTACAAATCACACTGGGTTGACGTTGCATGGGAAGGGAACGCTATTGGCTCAGTTATCGACTATGGCATTCTCAAGACGTTCGGGCTTGACGCACGCAGTGACAACAAAGCGATTGAACTGGCGCTGCTAGACATGCTGGAGCGTTGGGCCGACGAAGTCGTAGCCTCAATCAATCCGATCATTTGCTTGATCGACTCAGGAAGTGGCAGAGGTCACACGGCAGCGGTATACGAGTTCTGTCGTCGTCGCGGTCGTCCGTTCTTTCCGTCAAAGGGCTGGGCGTCGTCTCGGTTTAGGATGCCAGCAAAAGAGCCGAACGTAAAGGAGCCTTTCCTAGAGACGTGGGCGCACAACTTGGCATCTGACCGTGTTTGGCTTTACAACGTTCACACAGAGTGGTGGAAACCGTGGGTGCATCAACGATTCTTGACCGATCCATTCAGAGATGATGGAATGCGAAATGATGGGTCGTTGACGTTGTTCGATCCGAATGGCGTTCGCAACTACCATAACCTGTTTGCCAATCACATCATTGCAGAGGGTGAGCAGACGTTAAACGGCAAGACGAAGTTTGAGCAGTTCAGCGACAACAACCACTATCTGGACGCGATGGCTTTAGCTTGTGCAGGTGCTGGGTCAGTCGGCATAAAGCTGATCGAGAACTATCAAGCACCGGTTCAGCAGAGCAAACCAGCAGAACCTCGCAGAAAGTTTGTAAATCAATTCGGGCAACCTTTTTTAGCTACAGAAAGATGATATGAGCAAGAAGCAAAACACAATCCAGCCGCTGCCTACTATCGACAGATTTAAGGAACCACAAAGGCTTTCAGTCGAGCTTCGGGAAGTCGCGTTGAATGTTCCTGCGTTGGTCGGACTTGGCGACCATTACGCAACAAGATACTTACACGCCAGGCTTAACGCTCGCGAGTCTCAGGCGTTGCGAGTCTTGGTCGAAGGATTCGATAACAAGATTTTCCAAAGTCCAGGCAGCAGAAGCGCAAACGGGCAAGACTTGATTCGTTACTTACTCAATTCCGTTGCTGACCAACTAGGGATGTGACAAAGTAACTTTGTTGCAAACGTCAAGTTGTGCGAGTGCTAGAACTACAATCCCGGCATGGCAGCAACTATCGATGAAGTTATCGACGCACTTTTAGACAACGCCGACTTCGAGGAATCCATTTCCGTTTCGAAGGCGCAGGCGTTCGCTACTGCCGCAAAGCGTTTTCTGATCCTGTCACCTCAAAGCCAATCAGATCAAGGCAGCTCACTTACCATGAGTCCTGCCACGATTGAAAACCTGATGCACAGGGCTTTGGAGTTCATCGCAGCCAATCGTGTTCCTTCCAGCGTCGTTCGTTTCCTTTCCGTTAGCAATGGGTTTCGCTAATGGCAAAGAAGAAAACCCAAACGCTGCAAAGTGCTTTCGATTCGATTCGGGCCGACTACGACATGAGTCGTGCAAGTCGCTTCGTTCGTCGTCGAACTGGTGTTGCACCACAAGGAAGCGGTGCAGACTACCACTACCGCACAGAAACCCAATACTATCGCGACATCGAACAAGCACGCGACATGGACCGCAACGATGCTGTTATCGGTATCCTTGCAGATCGCCGCGTTGACAACATCGTCCAAAGCGGGTTTAAGCTAGATCCTAAGACGGGCGACAAAGGGCTTGACTTGGAAATCTGGAGCCGTTGGCAAGAGTTTTCGAACGATCCAGACAAGTGCGACATCGCTGGAGAATGCACTTGGTCGGAAATCGAACGCCACTGCGCACGAGCTGAATCCATCGATGGCGACATTGTTGTAACTGGAACCGAGCAAGGTTCCTTCCAGGTTATCGAAGCCCACTCAATTCAGACAAAAACAAAGGTTGACGACACCTTCCTTGGCGTCACAACCGACCGATTCGGCAAGCGATTGCAATATCACGTCCTAGAAGAAACTAACGTATTTGGAACCAAAGGCGACTCTACACCAATCGACGTACGAGACTCCAGCGGACGCCGACAGGTGTTCCATATCTACAACCCGAAGCGAGTGTTGCAAACTCGTGGTGTGACTCAGATCGCCCCAGTGTTTAGCTATGCTGGCATGTTGGAAGACATCAATTTTGCCAAGCTAGTACAGCAGCAAGTCGTTTCCTGTTTCGCAATCTTCCGCAAGATGGCAGCAGGTGGGAGCAACCTTCCTGGTGTTGCTGGTTATGGCGAAAGCTCGACCGAATCTACCGAAGGTGGAACGCGGCAAATTGAAGGCATCTCCCCAGGAATGGAAATCACTGGCAAGCCCGGCGAAGAGCTGCAAGGGTTCTCACCAAACGTTCCCAATAGTGAATACTTCCAGCAAGTCAAGCTAATCATGCAGGTGCTGGGTGTGAACTTTGGTTTGCCTCTTTGCTTGGTGTTAATGGATGGAAGCGAAACGAACTTCAGCGGGTGGCGTGGTGCGGTTGACGAAGCACGCAAAGGGTTTGTGGCTGACCAGTTGAACCTTGTTCGACGCTTACACAAACCGGCATACGAATGGTGGTTGTCCCGGCTGGTCGAAGAGGACAGCGAAATTCGAGGCTGGCAAGACAAGCCAAAGATCAAGCTATTCCACCACAACTGGAACCTTCCAACCTGGAGCTATATCGAGCCAGTTGCCGACGCGGAAGGCGATGCGACACAACTTAGAAACGCTCTGACAAGTCCACGACGATTGCATAATGCACGCGGTGGCGACTGGGAAGAGACAGCCGATGAAATCATTGAGGACAACGCCTACGCAATCGAGAAGGCAGCAAAGAAGGCTGGCGAGTTCAACGCAGCCAACCCAACAAGCCCACCATTAAGCTGGAGAGACTTGATTCCTTTGGTAATGCCAGCAGGGCAAACGATCGCTTTGCAAGATCCTGCCATGCTTGAAGCACAGGCCGAAGGCGGAACAGAAGCCGCATCAGTTGATGGACAACCAATCGAATCGCAAATAAACGTTGCTGCAACCGCGTTAAATGGCGCACAGGTGACGAGCTTGATGGATGTTGTTACGCAGGTCGGGACCGGAGCTATGCCGAAAGAAACTGCAATCGCGGTTATCAATGCCGCATTCCCAACAATGACGCCACAACAAATCGCAAGCATTATCGATCCAATAAAGCCGGGAAGCATATCGGCTGACGGTGTACCAGCCCCCGTAGCACCAGGAACTACCGATGCGGAAGGCAACCCAGTTGAACCGCAAAAGACAGAAGCCGGTTCCGAGATGCTTGGAGTGAAACGCAGCGACTGGAAGAACAGCCGAAAAGCGATCAAGGACATTTTGCAAGAAATGATTGAGAATACTATTAGTGAACAGCGAGCAAGACTAGAGCTTGATTCGCTCGGTATCCCTCCAACCAAGATTGACCTTTATATCAAAGACGCAATGGATGGTTCTGTTGATAACGAAGAGGAGATAACCGATGCTTAAAAAGATAATCATCGACGGTGAAATAGGACGCGAACCAGGGCAAATCACAGCCCAGTGGGTCAAGTCCCAACTGCCAATCAACGGAACCGATCCAATTGAAGTATCGATCCATTCCGAGGGCGGAAGCGTTATCGAAGGATTCGCGATCTACGACGCAATCAAAGCCTATGCAGGACCAAAGAAGTGCGTTGTCGCGTCGTCTGCCTTTTCGATTGCTTCGTTTATCCCAATGGCGTTCGACGATGTGGAGATCACACCGAACGGCTACATGATGCTTCACAACCCGTATATGACCTGCGAAGGCGATGCCGCTGAGTTTGCTAAGCGTTCGTCGTTGTTGTCCGAGATGAACAACAACATGGTCAACGCATACGCTGCGAAGTCTGGCAAAAGTATCGATGAAGTGAAAGCGATACTCAGCGAAGAAACATATTTGAACGCAACCAACGCACTAGCGAATGGTTTCGTCAATCGAATCACACCAACTCCAGTAATGGGTCGGGTGTTCGCAAAAGTCAAGTCGATGCCGCATGGGATTGTTCAAGCACTGTTTGGTGCTGGTCCTAGTGGCGATAACCGAGAACCGACAAAGGAAAAAACGATGTCAGAATCTCAAAAACCGATCGCCGCTACGGTCACAGAAATCAAGCGGAAGTTTCCAAAGGCCAAAGCCGAGTTCATCGTCAAGTGCATGGAAAAAGAAATGCCAATGGAGGAAGTCGCTGTTGCTGTCGTTGATGAAACGATGGCCGAAAATGACACCCTCATGGCTCGCATTTCTGCACTCGAAACCGAGATGGCAGCAATGAAAGCTAAAGCGATGGAAGTCGAAATTGAGCCAGAGGAAGTCGTTCCTGTTGCCAAAGCGAAAACTGGCGTTGTTCCAGTCGCCAAAGCAAAGACTTCTAGTGGTTTCGCCGCTAAGTCCAAGTGGAATGAAGCAATTCAAGCCAAAATCAAAGCAGGCACTCCACGCGCTCAGGCTGTGCTCAGTGTTGATCGAGAAAACCCAGGACTACGCGAGCAAATGCTTGCCGAAGTCAACGCTCGCTAATCCCATCCAACAATCAACCAACGGAAGAAAAAACCATGTCTCAATATTCAGACGGAAATACAAAAACATTTACTGCCGACGAAGCTATCGCGGTTCACTTGCGAGTCAAGCTTGACAGCGATGGGAAAGTCACAGTTGCTGGTCTAACCGATAAAGACATCGGAACGGCAGTCACGCCAGCATTTGCGGCTGGAGACCTTGTTTCGGTTCGCCTTCGAACAGCAGCAGGAACGCACAAGATGGTTGCCATCGAAGCCTGTGCTATCGGAGCATTGCTTTACACCGAAGCCAACGGCAAGGTGCAAGACACAGCAGCATCTACCTCGTTCCAAATCGGAACAGCACTTGAGGCCGCTGGCGCAGACGGTGACGTCATCGAAGTGATTTACGCTTCGCACGGCGATACGGCAGCAACCTAGTAACAAAATACAATCAGTCAACATTAACAAGGAATAAAAATCATGCCAGTCGGAGCAACACCAAGCAGCAATCCTGCAACACTAAGACCAGACCTTGCAGAGTTCATGGAGTTCGACTTAGAGTCGGAACGTCAGGGCTATGTCGCAACCAAGGTTCTTCCAGTGGTAGAAACCGGATTGCAAAGCGAT